AGTATTTTTATGAAAGGTATCATGATTACCAATAATAATATGAGTATCGACTCCCATCTTCCATAGACGATCAATAAAATTTACCCTAAGATCATTCAATATTTTAAAATTAATAAACTTTCTACGATCTACAACATCGCCTAAATGAATACAAGTTTTAATATTATGTTCTTCAAGATAAGGAAAGAATACATTATTATAGAATTTTTTAAAAAATCTTAAAAAGGTAAGGGAATCGCCTCTAGCACCCCAATGTGTATCCGTTATAAGTGCTATTTTCATGTAACAGGACTCATGAATAATTCCAAATTAGATTCTAATGATTTTTTTATTGATTTTTTCTTTTTACTCTTTTCAAAATTATTCACAAATTCATCTACCATCACTCTAAAATCAGAATTTTTAAAATCTGAAGGAATAAGTATCATATCTTCATCATGATCCATATATTGCATATATTCTGGACTAATTTCATAATTTTGCATGCTCTTATACTTTATATATAATTGTTTTTTCTCTTTTTGAATTCTACGAATAAACGCATAATAGATAATTTGAGTAAAATAAGCAAATGGATTAGTAGACTTATCCGGATTAAAATTATGAATATAATGTAAACAATTTTCTATACCATCAGATATCATGTCATCTTTAAACGCATAATTAATAAAATTAGGTCTAAAAGATAACCTTTGTGCTATCTTCAAAAATACAGATCCTAGATATTCTGAAATAATTGGTGGGGGTTGTCCATTATTAATTGCAAATTGATATTCTTTTTTGTACTCAATCATTTCTTCTAAAAACTTCGCATTATCTACATAATGAACTTTAGATTTCTTTTTAGCCATGATAATCTTTCTAATTTAGTTAATGTAATATAGTAATATTATATCATGGTTTAAGGAATTGTCAAGTAATCCTTGACATTTGACAAAAGTGTGATATAATGAGGTGTGGAGCCGATAAGTATAAATCTAATTCATTAAAGCATTTTGTTCATCAAACTCACTAAGCAGTCGCGCCATTCGATTAACTTCTTCTTTTGGATCATCTGATTCAATTTCCTTTATAGTATTAATATAAAACTCTTTATATTCTTGTCCTAAATTAGATACTGACATAATACTTTTTGCAGATATCGGAATGATTGAAGTATCAGTAAATGGCATCCATTTAAGTAATACTAAATGAGTGCATTTTTCTTCATGATCTTGTCTCATCATTACTTTCATTGGCCAATGGAGTTCTAAATACCCATTTTCTTTTGATTTAGAATTTACTACAACTTCTGAAAATAAAATTTCTCCATTGTCTAATCTTATTACTTTTAGATTTTCAGAATTACTTTCTGGCATATTATTCCTTTATTTAATTGGAATGGTATATAATTTAAAAGGAAATCTTTCTTCATTATAAATTTTTATTCTTTCTTCATAATGTTGAAAGGCATAATTTTTTCTTGATCCAATACAAAGATCATCTGTTATGTCATACAAGGTAGTTTTTTCCTTTTGTTCAGATAATCTTAATCCTCTTCCTATGGATTGTAAATTTCTTATACGAGACTTAGAAGGAGAAGCGAAAATGATGTTATGAAGATTCCTAATATTGACGCCAGTGCTAAATACGCCGTAACTAGCAACGATGATGGCATTGGATTCTTGTTCAGCGATTCTTCGGATTTCTTCTCTAGTATCTGTGTCTGTTCCCCCAAAGACAAAAAAGGTTTTTCTATCATCAACATCTGCTTTCTCCTTGATCATATCATATAAAATGCGTCCATGCCTTTTCACTAATCTAAAAAGTAACAGGGTATTTGTCTCTAAAGACAAAACTAGGTTTCTAATATATTTATTCCTCTTTTCATGAGTAACTATAAATTCCAACTCTTCTACATATTTTGCTTTTCTCATTTGATTACAAATTTCATCAGGATATTTAAAAGATAAAATTGTAATATTAAAAGGAGATAATTGTTTTCTATCAATTAACTTTTTGGTTGTTGTAACCTTATGAACCTTACCAAATAGACCCTCAAGTACTAATTTGTGAGTTTGCGTTCCATCAAGAGTTCCAGTAGTTCCAATTCTATATTCTGCATTGATACATTTCGTCATAATAGATGTAAGTGATTTAGACTTGAATCCGTGTGCTTCATCTCCTATCACTAACTTATATTGTTCAAAAATTTTCTTGTTGAGTTTATAGATTGATTGCCATGTTGAAATAATAACTTGTTTATCAGAAACTTTATCTTGACCAGCATATACTTGGTGACAATATTTTGATGAATCCCACCCATACTCTTTAAAATCTCCATATAACTGCGAAACTAAGGAAGTAGTAGGAACAATGATTAAAGTCTTTACATTTAAGGCTCTCACAATTAAATAAATTATTAATGATTTTCCACTAGCGGTAGGACTTAATAGTAAAGCCTTTTTATAAGATAAAGCATGATAAAATGCTTCAAGTTGATAATCTCTTGGTTCAAAAGGTAATTTTAAATTGGTAATCAAATAATCAAAATCTTTTGGAATTATTTGCCGTGGCTGCCACCAATCACCATCAGGAATTATGCTATAATGTCTATTTTGAGCAAACTTGTAAACATATTCAAAAAGTCCAGTATATAATAAACGATTATGGACATTGAATAATCTAATTTTACCATCCCACAACTTCATACGATACGAGGGCATAAAAGTATATCCTGGTACAGTAAATGTAAAATAGTCACATAATTCTTGGGCTACTGAAGATTCGCATCTAATTTTTAAATATACCTCATCTTGTTTAGATATATAAATGGAATCAATGGCCTTCTGTGAATCGTTTCCAATCAATGGCATTTTTAATTAAGTATCCTCTATTAGATAAACTCTTAACAATAGATTCTAAGTATCCAACCTTTTCCTCTGCTAACGCAATAATTTTTGATGATTCAATTATATCATCATCTGCTTCAATATAAGTGTCTATATCTGCTTTAAGTAATCTAAATTGAAATGGCTCCCAATCAAGAGCTTCCATTTCTTCTGCGGACATTCTTCCACTAAAATAATCTTTCTTTCTTTTTATCAATTTGGTGTGATCATATTTTAATGTTCGTAATCTAAGCCGTTCATTGTGGAACAAGATTAAATATTTATTATGTAATTGTGGGATCTTTACTGATTCTTGAGATAATTCAGTTTCATCAATTTCACAATCACTTGACCATGATTTTTGTATATCTTCAAACTTCATTAAGTAGTCACTAACCTTTTAATTGTATAACTTGAAAATTGAAATGTTATTGTACCTGTTATATATGTTGGATCTGTAGTAGTACTATCGAATGTTATCTCTGTTAAATTAGTTGGAAAAATTCCATCGAAATGAAATTCTAAAGTAGCATTCATTGAACTACTAAGAACAGTTAAAACGCAATTGGTTTTACTAGGATTATTAACCATCCACTCGTAAATTTCTTGCCAATTTTTTAAATATTCATCAACCATAAATGTTACATTAAACGTATCATATTCAATAACCCCTGAAGGTAAACCGAATCCAGCAGATCGTTTAGGAATTCCAATATCATTTGGAGAAACAGATACTCCTGGAATATTACATCCCTGAATAAAAAATGTTGTTTCAGGTAATGCTCCTATATCTAGTTTGAATTGAACATCCGTTAATGGATTCATATTTGTTGGTTGATCTCTTAAACCTGCCATATATCCTCAATAAAATGTAAATTTTTTTGATTGTTAAATTTAATAGAAGAATTCACCCAATAAAAATCTATATTAGGAAATTCTTTAACAATTTTTAAAAGTTCGTCTGTCCACCCTTTATGTGTCACTTTCCAATTACCAGAATCACTCTTGAAATAATGTGAAGTATTTGCATAAATGTTATCATATTTATTATTTTTATGATCAAATCCTAATAGGTAAACTTTCTTTGGATTAAAATCTCTACACGCGACATATACTGCTGCCGTTCCTGTATTTCTTCCTATTCTCCCTTCACTTTGTTGACAATTCATATTTTTAATAGTAACATTTTCAGGCACCCACATTATATAATTTACTGTGTTTTCAATTTCTTCATCAAATCCAGAAATAACAACAAATTCTTTACTTCTATGTTTTGTTTCTTTGGTAATACTACCTTCTTCCAACATCAAATTGTTACGTATTTCTGCTGGCAAAGGATTCCATGAATTGTGAGTAAAATAACAATCCCCACTATAACCAGATTCAACAATATCAAATATTATTCCTGCATCAATTGCACATAGAACATTTGGTTCAAAATCTCTATAACAAGCATTACACCCTATAACTGTTCCGTCTAAATGAAATGGATTTATGTTTTTTCTACTTAATCCATTTCCCAGGACATATACAGAATCACTCATTATAATCCTTCATACTATTATTTAGTTAAGCACAAAAAAAGGGGTAGCCAAAAGACCACCCCTTCAACTCCTACCCTAGTAAGAATCTTACATAAGGTTGTTAACGATTACGTGACGATAGTAACGATTTACGTTAGCTGTAAGTGATCCGTCACCGGCACCGTTATTAGCGGAACCTGTATCGTTTGCGAAAGGATTAGATACCAGACCATAACGTGTCTTAAATCCAATCTTAGGCTGGAAGGAATTTTCTCCAACTGCACGAACCATTTGTAATGGAACATATGGGCAATAGAAAAGACCAGCATCATATGCAGATGATCCTTTGTAACCAACTGTGAAATAGTTGACTGCGGCTGCAGGTGCATAAGGATCAACATAAACACGGAAACGACCATTAAGAGTTCCAACCATTGTGGCTCCTGTGTCATCTGCGTTATAGTCATTCCCTGTTGGATTTCCAGACAATTGACCGGCCATAGCCAATGCGGATGCTACATCTGAAGATGTAATCAAGACATTACCTTTTCCTCGGCGAGTGTCTTTTGCAATAGCATTTGCTTCACGCTCAATCTGGAACATCAAACCTTTGAACTTCTCAACTGACCATCGACCATTAGAGTCTGTATCAAGATCAAAAGTTCCGGCTGATGTTGTATTGTGTTGTGCACCAGTTTTTGCGTTTGTGTAGATTGTTCTCAGAACTTCCCTGTTAATCTCTGCAAGAATTTCACTTGAAAGAATATTTGATAATTCTGTTTCAGCATCCAAACCATGAACGGCTTTAAGATCCTGTGCTAATTCCATTGTGTACTCAGCTTTGAGTGCACGAGACTTAGCAGTAACAGTTACTTTGTCAATGGCGAATGCCATTTGTGGGAAATTTTCATAACCAGCAGTTGAACCATCACCCCAAAGTTCTGCATTTGCGGTTGTGGCTCCAGTACCAGTAGTCATACTAGTATCTGCGGGATTGGTGTTTGCGGAATGAGTTCCTGCTCCGGAAAAGTCCGTATCTGCTTCGTTATGTCCAGCCTCAACTCCTGCTTGTGATGTATAGTGAGCTTTCATTGCAAAGATCAGTCCAGTAGGACCAGTCATTGGTTGAACGCCACAAACATCATAGGCAATTAAGTTAGGCATTGCTCTACGAACCAACGAAATCAGTACAGGATCTACATAGTCGATATTTCCACCAGTTTTATTTGCATGGGCAGCTTCTTGAATATTTCCAAACATTCCACCCTGAGATCCGGCTTCTTCACGCATTGCATTTTCTTGGTTTTCCAAGAGAACAGCAGTAACCGCTTTCCGATAATTGTCTTTAATCGGAGTCAGGTCTTCGTGCTCAAGAACTGGACCCCATTTTTTCTGAAGGTCTTCAGCTAGGTACATTTTTATCTCCTATAAGATTTGTAAAAAAATAATAATAATAAAAATTATTTATGATAACGCTTTAGCGCTTGGGTATATACTGACATAGACTCATTAAGTGCCTCTTCCTCTTCTTCAATAACCTCTGTAATTGTTTCATCGGTTTCTGTAATTTCTGATGCAACTGCGTCAGATTTTGGAAAATAGCTCTCTTTGAGAACATTCAGTTTTTCAATGTATTGCTCTTCGTTCTCATATTCTATGCCTTCAGCCAACTTAGAAATCTTTTCTGATTCTGTATCAGCAAGATCTTTAGTTACACTACGAAGGGCACTATCCTTTTTGAACTGAGCCAATTCTTTTTGGAGTCCTACTCCACGATTGATTTCCTCTTCCAGTTGTCCTTCAAGGTCTTCAACTTTTGTAAATAAGTCATCGACCATATCAACCTTTTCTTCAGGAATATCAATATAATGTTCTGTAAATAGAGTTTTTAATCCGATCATGAAATCTTCAACCAATTCAGAACGAATTCCTCTTTCAATTGCTAATTCATTTTCCTTCATCCACTCTTCAACAACATAACTTAAATAACCATCAACTTTTTCGGTCATTTCTTTTTTGAAGTCTTCACTTACTTGTTCTGCATTCTCTTCCGATTGTGCTTCAAGTTCTGCGATTTTCTTATTAACTTCATCTGTTACTTTAGCTTGAACTGCAGCTTCAAAGATTGTAGATGCTTTAGTTTTGAATTCCTCTGTGAGTCCTTCTTCACCTTGAACTAATGCTTCAACATCGTCTTTAACATCTACTTTAATGTCTTCAGGTTTAACTGCGGCATCAATACGAACTTCTTCTTGAACTTCTTCTTCAACAACTTCTAAGTTTGTTGCGTTCATGATTTCTTCATACTTTCCTGCCAAGTCACCTTTTAACATTCCATTAACTTGATCATAAATGTTTTTCAACATTTGATTCTTAGTTGTTGGAACTTCATAAGATTGCTTGAGTGCGGCTTTCTTCATAGATTTTGCTCTCTTTTTATTAACCCTATATCCTGCTTTGGAAGACTTCTTTTTATACTTAGCGATGGCTTTCTTTCCGGCAGCAGATTTACGATATTTTGCGGCCTTTGCCTTTGCTGCGGAAGACATTCGTTTTTCTTCTATGTCTTCTTCCTCATCTTCAGAAGCAGGTTCATCTTCTGCTGTTACTTCTTTTTTCACAGCTTTACCTTCTTCAAGATCATAGTTTTCGTCTAACCATGTTCCAAATTCTTCATCATCTTCGACATTAACTTCTTCTTCGAGTGCGTGATCAACAATTTCAGACCATTCCTCATCTGTATTGTCGAATTCAAACTCTTCTGTAAGTTCGTCTGAAGAATCCTCTTGATACATTTCCTCTTCAGACTTTTGATCCAAATATTCTTCAGACATTTAAATCTCCTATTGATTTCTAATTAAAATTAGTGTTTACTGTTATTATTTAGTAATTTTATAAACTTGACATAAACTTATTAAAAGCCTCTAGTTGAATTTCATCTAGTTGCTTTTGATTAGTTATCTTCATTTCTTTTTCGATTCGGGCAATTTCCCGTTCACTCAAAATTCCATTATCCCATATCCACTCTTTACCTTCCATAATCCCATTAACAAATGCTGCGGGAGCAGAAGGATCGGCGACAATATCTGCAGCAGTTGCAAGATAAAAATCATCTTGTACTTGTTGTAAATTGCGACCAACAGGCTTTAACGAGCCCATTCCTCTAGAAGAAACACCCAAACGGGCACCCTCATCTATTAGATTCTTTACAATTTTACCATAAGGCGTATCTATTATCTTTGCTCGACCTACAAAATTATCCCCATCTTCTTTAATTTCTTGAATCATATGGGAAACCCTTTCTAGGTTTACTGTAGGACCATCGGGATGGCCAAGTTCACCGAAAGCTCTGGATTGCTTAATATAATTTTGATCGTATCTTTTAACTTCTTTTTGTAATATCTCTTTCGGATAAACTCGGCCATTTCTATTTTTTACATTGGCCTGCATGAATACGCCCTCAATAAAATAATTCTTTCCTGTTTTGGTAGTTTCACATATAAATTCTACTTGTGTTGCTTCTTCGCTAATAAGTTTCATCCTTCTCTCCGATTATGTGAAGTTACCTAGTAAGTAATCAACTGGATACCCCAATGTTGTATTTTGTTCGTATGGTGGTAAATCATATCCACCAGTTTTTATAATTTCCATCCAAATACAATAGGAATCTGCAGCTGTATGTCCTACTGTACTAAATTGAATATCTCCCAAAACATCTCCCGAATCACCAGTAGCATTTATTGGAACTCCTGGCCAGTTATGTGAACCACAATTCCATGATCCACTTCCTGTTAATGTTGCTATCTCTTTTTCTGCTGTTGATCCATCCCATTCTATTTTTACATTCATTCCATTACAAATCCATTGTAATTTAGAAACTACTACTGTATAATCGTTTTCTGTGAAGTTTCCACTATTAGCAACTGTTCTGGAATTTGCACCAGATACACCACCAGAAATAGCATCACCATTAGACATTCCAGTATCTATTGCGGTTGCTTTCTTATTTGTATTATCCCATCCTACAACTTCTACTGTGGATGCGCCGGCAGTAAATCCAGTAACAATAAATGTTTCTGCTGAACCGGTTGTTAAAACTTCTCCGATCTTAAAATTCGGACTTGCTGCACCAGAAAGAGTTATATCATGATGTGCCCATGTTAGTTGAGAAAGATCAACTTTTTTAACATCAGACTCACCAGTACCATCTGAAGTGTTTGTGAATTTATAGACCACTTTCTTTTCGGTCTGCATTAATATTTGAGTTGTTACTGCGTCAGCCATTTTCTACTTCCTGTTGGGTTGGGTTGGGTTCTGTTGGTTCAGGAACTTCAGGTGTTTCTGCTTGAACAGTTTCTTCAGCACTAGACTTATTGAATAAAGAACTAGCAATATTCTTTTTCTTATTTTCTAGTGCTACCATAATCTTTTGTTGAAGTATGTCATTAATTCCTGACTTAACTCCTGGAGAATCGCCCCCAAAAACCATGGAGACTACATCACTTACTGTTGTTTCAGACATTTTCTATCCTTATGTTATTAGATATATCTAACTATATTTATACTATTTATAAATTTTAATCAACCAGATACTACCTTTAAGTCTGGTTTATCTTCTGATGGATCATATTCATTCCACATATTTCCGCCTCCACTATCATCTTCATCTTTTGCGGGTTTTTCGGCTTCAATTTGTCTATCCATCTCTTCGATTTCTTCTTGTGTTAATTTAAGAATATGTTTCTTAATGTATTCTTGAGAGAAATATTTACCTACAACGGCATCTCTATATCCCATATCATTTACTAATATGCCCAATCTTTCTCTCATCATTTGTGCGTCTTTTAATTCTGAGAAATGAGAATCTGTTTGCCATTCATATATAATTTCATCTTTAATTTGTTTCCAATCTATATGAGAAATAATTCCCTTTAACAACAATTGCTTTTCTAATAGATCATCAAATAGATTGTTAAATCTTGCTCTTAATCGTTCAATGAAACGAGTAAATTTTACCTCATCTCTTGAAATTTCTTCTGCTCTACCAAGTATGAAACCAGAATCTTGTTCTAACCTAGAAGGTGGAACATTAAGTGCTTTGTATAATTTTGTCTTAAAATACTCAACATCAGCTAACTCACCAAGATTTTCTCCTCCTGGAAGAGTTGAAATTTCTGTACCTCTACCACCTTCTCTACGTGGAAGCCAGTAATCCTCTAACATACTCATGTGCTTACGCTCATCTTTAATCTCACCAGAATTGGAATCATATACCAATTTATTCTTGTATTTATTCATAATATCACGTAGATACTGTTCTGCTTTGATCTTAGGTAAGTTACCAACATCAATGTAGAAAATTCTACGTTCAGGAGCACGTGAGATACGATAGATGACAACCGCATCTTCGATCATACGTAATTGATTGAGAGGTTTCATTGCTTTGTGTAGATGGCTTAATACTACTCTTCTATCAGAGTTAACTACACCAGAATGACAATAAGTAATGGAATCTGAAGCTATTTGTACTGTAGCACCACCTGTTCTATCTCTAATTCCCTTTTCATTATATAAATAATATTCTTGAAATCCACTAGTATCAATTTCAGGGCCATTAGTACCTTGAATAACTTTTGGTTCTCTAATTTTTTTAATTTTAAGAGGATCTATAGGGCGTAATTCAATTATACCCCGTCTTGGATTTTTATTATCAATAATGATATGAAAATATAATCTACCATCAACATACCATTTTCTAAACATTTCATAACCTACTTTACGGAAATCAAGCAAACGAACTAATTCATTAAATTCTACTTTTATACTCTCTTTAATAGTATCTGATAAATTAGATTTTTGAAGATTAATGCTTACGGGAGATTCTTCTCTTCCTGTAACAACGGCTTCGTTGACAATATCATCTATAGCCTGATCTGCTTCAGGGAATGTTGACATTTCCCTATACTTCCTGATCAATTCTTGTTCATTTTTAGTAGCTCCTTCTAGATCTACATATGTTCCATATGCACCCCCTGAAGGACCAATTTCAAGTGCACCATCTTCTGGTTGTGGAAGGGCAAAAGACTTTTTATTTTTCGCGTCTTTATCAACTCTGCCTATAGAAAATCCAAATAATTCAACTGCCATACATCTTTCCTAATAGGTTAAATGGGAGTAGATTTCTCCACTCCCATGTAAATAACTTTTTCATTATTAATATATATTAACTGTCCATACCAACATTACTATTAGGAGATTTCCAATAGGCATACTCCCAAGTAACATCATATGTCTGAATGTCATTTGTTTCCCAATCGACAGTAATCTCTCCGATTGAAGAAGGCCATGCATTCACGAAAATATAATCTTTTGTTTCTGAAGATGAGTTTATTTTTGAAAGTTGAGAAATACTCAATTGACCAGTATAATCAAGAATTCGTTGCATTCCTGATGCTCTCTTATTAGTTGCATGAGAATTTAACTGTTCCATCCAATTTTCAATATGGTTTCGGGTTGCCATAAACTCATCATTATAAATTGTTGTTGTCCATTGGGCTGCAGCACGATTACTAGGAATACTTATCCCTCTTCCCATATATGTAATCGTAGCAACATCAATAGTATCACCAGGTAGTGTAGATGCTTTACAAAGAAATTCAAAATCTTCAACTGAGGATCCTGATCCTTTCGCAACTTCCAACCTAGCTCTAAAAAGACTTGCTAATGCTCCACCTTGAGAAAATTTAGAGGTGAAGGTATCTATTGAAAATGACATTATACTCTCCTTAATTACCCTAAAAGGGCCGATTGCTAAAAT